AGCCAGCACCAGTACCTGTCCTGATGTTAGTACCTAGAAAGGTTTCAAGCAATTCTAATTGCTTGAAACCTTTCTAGGTACTAACATCAGGACAGGTACTGGTGCTGGCTTGATGACTGATTTGGTTGAGATGGTGGAGGGCTTAGGATTAGGAGATGTAGACAGAACAGACTTGATAGCAACGGAGAAGGCAGCTAAGACATTAGGCAGGGCTATAGGAAGCTATGCAGTATCATGGTTGACACCTTTTGTGCAACTTAAAGAAGCGCAAAGATGGTTAGGTGGTTCAGCCCTTCTAGGAGAGGAAAGTGCAGCGGCTAAATGGGCAGGGGCACGAACACAAGAATTTAAGGATGTTGCTAAAGACCCCAAATTAGATGCACCTTTCTTGGAGCAAATGGGCAGAGAAATAATGCGTCCATTACAAGCTAGAGGTTTTGGTTTAACCCCAGAGGAAGAGAGGGCATTGCCTAAACGGGTTCGTATAGGTCAACCCGATGATAAAAGAATGTTCCCCGGAATAAAAGCACTCACCGGACTATCATTCAGGAAGCGAGACTCAGCAGATATGGAGTACCTACATAATCTAGGTTATGCTGAATGGAGTGAAGGCAGTAAGTCTAAAGTTCCTACTATAAAAAGATATGAAAATGCATATATACAAGGGGCATTACCCAGTATTGTCGAAATATTAAGAGAGCAAGAAGTTGATCTAAGGGCTGAATATAAAACACAAAAGCCTGAATATAAAAAGGAAGTTACGGAAGATCAACATGTTAGAGCAGCGTTGAGGCCCCTTGCTAATGATCGGCTACAAGAGGAGAGGACTGCCATAGCAGAGGCCAGTATAGCTGCGTATGAAGGCGATGACAAAGCTATGGAAACATATCATGCACAGAAAAGATATCGTAGGCTTTCTAAAGATAGAAGAAATGCCAGCGTTAAGTTGTTTTACCAAACAGAAGGACGTTGGCCTGTCTTTACAAACTCAGAGGACTTAGAAAGTTTGAGTGACTATGCTACAGCTACTGGCCTTGGTGGTAGTGACAGCCCCCTACAGAACTAAGTATCTTTAACGCTTGTCTCCAAACCCACCTAGCATACCCCTCTGTTTACGAGAGCTAAGTTTATTCTTATTGCTCATGGCTACCTGACCTAGTGACATGTTAAGATCAGTGGCTATGGCTGCACAGTACCACAGTACATCTCCTAGCTCACCAGCTATCTGCTCCCGCCAATCAGACGGCATCTTATCCATGCCATCCCTCACAAGCTTCTTAACCTTATTGGCTACCTCACCTGCTTCCCCTGTCAAGCCAAGTGCAGGGTAGAGTATCTTCATGTTGTGAGGATAGATGGCTGTCTCCTTAGCCTCTGCCTGATAGGCATCAAACGTGAAAGTACTTCCCTTCTCTTTCATAAATTCCTCCGCTTCATCTACTAAATTTTTCATCCAGACATTTCCAACTCTTTTAAATTATTAAAGTACGCCCTGTTATAGCCCCTCTCCCACTCCTTAGACTGCATAGTTTCTTTAGGGTAGGGGTTAGAGGTAGTGATCACAGTTGCGCCCTTACGCACCCTCCTAGTCCATTGCTTGGGGTTATAGAAGGCTTCATACCCAGCCTTGTATTGTATCTTCAAGGGTGGCTTTGAATACTTCTCATAATAAAATTTACTTCGAACCATTTAATCCCTCCTGCAATTCATTAATCTTTAGGTTGTAACAGTCTGCCCGGACTGTGTAGTTATTACTAGGATCGACATCACCCTTCTTTAAAAAGGTTGCCTTCTTGAAGTACTCGTCTTTGCCTAGCATACCTAAATACCACCCCTCTGTCAAGTCTTTTTTAACCCGGACAAAGGCATAGACATCACAGTCCTGCTTGGTATTGTACTTGGCTATGCTACAATCGTAATGGGGCAGAGGCGCTACAGATGTCTGCTTAGTCTTGACATCCACCTTGGTGCCATCAGGCATCACGAGATCATACTCATACGTATTCTCCCATGTACCTCCCAGACAGGTAAGAGCGACCTGCTCTCCCACAAAGCCTGCAAGATTTCCCTGACCAAACAATATAGAATTATTAAGCTTGCCCATCTCTGCTGCCTTCTGACGGGCGTTGTCAATCATATCAAGTGTTATGTCTACCTGTTTCATTTGTTGTTCCTCCATGATGAAGTGGGGCCAAGCTTCTTTCTGTGCCTAAGATATTTAGGCTTATGTCTACGCTTAATCTTCTTGGTTGGGCTATATGAATTGGTGTTCTGTTTCATGCTACCATCCTAACATTAATCGTGTTTCCTCTGGAACCATTTCCATACTGAACGGAGGATCGAATGTAGTTATTATATCAATAGAATTTACATTGTCAACCTCGCAGGCTTTATATATAGCATGAACTATTTCATCTGCAAAGGGGCACCATGCACTAGTCAACGTGTGTGTTAGTTTAACTGCCCCTTCCTTATCATCAATATCAATATCATAAATTAATCCTAGTTCGTATACACTGACGCCAGACATTTCAGGATCGTACACCTCCTTGAGGTTATTTATGATGTGCTGTTTGTCAATAGGGTTACCTGTGGCAGCAACCTTATCTCTGAGCAGCTTTAATTTTTCATATGGTGTCATTACATTATTCCTGTATGTCCTAAATCTTTTTCAACATTATCTTTAGTTCTCATTCCATATAAATATCTTGACACCCCTAGTAAATTCGCACCGTCTTTACGGAGGGCTATCCAGAATTGTTTAAACTCCTTTGGGTCGCCGTCGCTAGAAAAGTTATCTGCTTTAACCAATACCTTAGTAAAAGCATCCAATATTTCTTTTGTTCTTTCTTCAGTATACATTATAAAATAGCCCCTCCCTCATTTTCAAAGTTTCCATCAGCGTAACACCAAGGACACATCTTATAATCCTCGTAATCTTTTTTTGTAATAGGACAACCACAAATCATGCAGTCCTTCAGGTCATCCTTAATCTTTGCTAACTCCTTATGGCTTTTCTTCCAATCATCTTCGAAGCTAGTCATCGAGTAATCCCCTTACATCAGAAAGGTATATATCCACGCCACTAAGGGAGTAATTAATTTCAGTCAGTTTTGAATTTAGAATCCTAACTTTATCCATCAAGGATAGTATTCTTTTATTTGCTACTTGTAATTGTTCTTGAAGATCATAAACATTCTTCTTTAATATCTCTTCTGTACTCATAATTTGTAATGCATCATGTGTGCTAGGCATTTTATTTTTCCCTTCTGTTAAACAAGGTCAACAACTTCACAGAAATCGCCAACGCAATTGAATGTCTGTGATGAAATAGTATTATCATCTCTCTCATACTCACCAAGCTTCTTCCAGTCTATGCTCTTTGGCATACGTTTCAAAAGCTTCTCATACTCCTGCTTAGTACAGTCCTGATATGGTGCTTGCTCATAGCTATGCTCAGACATAGGAAGGAAACTTACTCCCGACATGGTAGAGAAGTTCTTATAAACAAAAGCACCAACCTCTAACCACTCATCTTCTTTAACACTAACAGTGATTGAAGGCTTATGTTCGCACCAATGTTCAGCATAGATACTCCATATATTTAGATGATCAACAGCAGACATATCGTGCCTCGTTATTGCACCCTTTGGTGCTTTGACTGGGAATGAAAACACTGCTGTTGTTTCTGGCCTATCAATCTCATCCTCTACAGGAACCCCAGCATCAGTCATGAACAGAGTTAGCGGGTCTTTCTTATCTGCTCTCACTGTTCTGATGTAGTATTCAGAATGCCTAGGGTGGATACCTGAAGCTGCATCAACCAACTGGCTGACAGTACCACTAGGTTTAACACAAGTGATGGCAGCAGAAGGTTCTATATTAAACAGAGAAGACCACTTACGATTAGTATGGACTGCACCTGTTCTAAGGCTACCTAACAATGAGGGAAGGCTATCCTTTGTCTTGTTAGCTAACATAGCGTTATCCAGTATACCTGTAAGAGACACACCAAGAAGTCTTTCTTCCTCTGTGTTCTTAACCCATTGCCTACCTAATCCTTTTAGATCAGTAAAGCAGGATTGAATGGTTCCTAAGATAGTAGCAAGTTCAATCTTCTTCTGTAATGTTTCGGGTGTATCCTCTGCTCTCACAACAACCTCACTTAAATTACAAAACTGCTTGGGCCGTAGGATAATCTCACTGCATGGGTTAGTGCCATATTCTATATCCGATTCCCTTCTACCATACTTAGCAGCTTGTTCTTGTGCAGCTTTACGATTGAATATACCCCTCTCTCCTGACTTGCTTTCATACAGTGCTTCCCACTCACGCAGGAACGAACCTGTTGTTATTCCTTGTGTATAACTTACAGAATTATTAGCACATGATCTGTGTGGAGCGATGTATCTCCACTCTCCTGATTTTGCATGTCTCATCTGATCGTCACCTAGATTAGATAAACTAATTAATGCAGACCTACGAACACCCCCAACTACAACAACATCAGCAATCTTACACATGAGATCATGACATTCTAAACTGTTTAGCTTTCGGCCTTGAGCATTCTTAAACATATTACTGGTGAACTTAAACAGTTCGTTCAAAGGTTCAGGCCCACTTGCTCTACCACCGAATGTCTTTAGCTTGGCACCTTGAGGTCTGACCTTGGACATATCCCATTGAGGTAGCTGACCAGCGTATAAAAGGTTAATCAATTCTTTAAATGCCCTGAACCAACCTTCCTTACTATCCTGTACAACAATACAGGTTTCACTGGATTCAAACTGATCAGGGATATTAGGAAGTTGATTGATGAACTGTCTCTCCACGCTGAAACCTACACCAGTACCATGCATGAGTATGTACAGGCACTCATCAAATGAACGAGGGCTATCAACAGGCAGGTAGCTACAGTTGTAAGCAGCAATATGATTGCGCTCCAGTGCAGGGCCAGCCGTCATCATAGCTCTCATGCTAGGCATGACCTGCATGGTTACGATGGCTACATACAGATCAGTATACACTTCCTTTGGCAGTGTATACTTATGATTATTTTTGAGGAAGTCTTTATAAAAATCTAATAATCTTTTCACAGTTTCTTCCCACGTTTCTCTTCGGCCCTCCTTATCAAGCCAGCGGCTATAACGGGATTGGTGAATGAATGATTGATAATCTGTGGGTATCATACCTAAGGTAACTCCTTTTGTTTATCAGCCTCTGCTTTAGCCTCAGCATCTTGGGCCATTAATATTCCACTAACTAGATGTGCAACATCCTTGTAGGGTTGGCTAGTTAAATAATTAAAAATGTTTTTGATTAACTCTGTGGGTAATTCCATGTGGCCCTCCTCTGATTAATTTTGTGTGGCTGTTATTTTATGTATGGTCACGCCATCTATATCAGCAAACATATCCTCAATGTAATCTTTTAATTCAGGTATAACATACTCATCTGCTGGTATAGGATACTCTTCCACATCTATTTTGAGAACCAGTTTAAGTCTAACTTCCATCTCTAATCCCCACATATTCTTTGATTGAGTCTTTATCAATCATATCTAATACAGGTTTAGATGTGGCCTTCCGCAATGCGTCAGCCTCTACCATGTCTCGTGGTTCCACCCCAGTATTTTCACGCTGGCCAAACAACATGGTTACATTTATTCTTTTGTTGTCAAAGCCGGGAAGGAAGTTTACATCTGCTGTTTTGTGAAACAAATTAGAATCAAACATGACACATCGATTGTACTTGTAGGGCACGTATACCGCATTAGAATTTTTCTCCTCTAAAAACTTTATTACTTCTGCCTTATCGTCACCGTTGTAACGAGTGAAGTCCCAATCAGGTGGAGCGCCAGTGTCCCATATCCACATACCTCCTGTCTTGCCTACCCCCTTCTCTTCATCATAATCTCTGTTTGCTTCCGTAGGTGTAATCCAAAAATTTACATTGACGGCAGCGAAGTCTGCATGGATATCAATACCGGGGCACTTGGACTCGTACTTAAATGCCCACATCTGGGATAGGTTCCTTTTATTTGTATCATCAAATACCTTTGGTAGGTGCGTTACCATCTCCAAAGATAACGTGGATAGCACCTGAGGAGAAAAACCATTCTCTCTGAATGCACCTAAGTACCCCCGACCATATATGGTATTCCAAAAAGGAAACTCCAAGCAATATTTTTTAAGTTTTTGTAACGCTTCCAAATTCATAAAGTCATCTATGACTACGATGTTTGGATTAGTCTTGTAATAGTTCTCTTCGATGTCATCAAAGGGTAACCTCAAATTAAGGGCACCTTCTGGATGTTCATGGTGAGGAAGAATTAATCTTCCCGTGTTTAATAGCCATAGAAGATGCCCAACATCATGTGCTTCCTTCATGTGCAACATATGTTCTTTGAAGGGCTGGTCGTTAGAATTTTCTAAAGGACTAAATTCTTTTGGTTTTTTATTCGTTGCCTTATCCTTTGATCTACGTGGTTTTTTATTCTTAGGCATTACTATCTAACCTCCATTGTTGGCTTCCTCTCTAATGAGAGCAGCTAGATACCATTCAGCTTTCTTCAAATCCTTCCACGGTTCAGAAGGGTTCTTGTGTTTATGCCTACAAATATATTTAAGGATGTTACCCATAAGATAACCCTTGTATTCATCAATAGACATACTGGATTTAATCAACTCAATAGTTTCTATAACACCAGTATTATAATGCTTTGGCCTCACAATATCTGTGATGTCCATTCTACTTTCCTCTTTTGCTGAAGTCCACATTTATTACATTGTCCTCCGTTGTGTAGTGTTTAAAAAAGTATGGGTCTTCT